GTAGATATAAAAGGACCTCATATAATTATAGGTTCGCCTACAGCATCTAATGTAAAAACCAAATACAAAGATGCGTTTTCAACGTCGGTATCATACTCCGAGGGCGATATTGTAAAATATAAAGATAGATTATGGGAATCAAAATTTGATCTAATTCCAGCGCTCGACGGAAACTTGTTTAATACTTTTAGCAGTGTTACTCAAGGTATTATTGATTCAAATCAAGAAAACAGAACAGAAACTTATTCTATACTGAATGTAGGAAATTATGCACTACGTACTGGTACTAGTATACCTGCATTTACAGGAGATGTAAATCATATACTTGTAAGAGTGCCTAAAACTTTATACGATAATACTCGTAATGCTGATTCATATCAAGCAAAATTTGCATGGAACACACTTACAAAAACCTATCAAGATCAAGAAACGCTAGTGCCAACAAATCCATTTAATTTAGAATATAATGGAATAGACGAAGCATTTTTTGAATCTCAACATATAATTAGGGAAGCTATTGATACAACATTATATTTTGCAAGTATTAACACTATTCCACAAGTAGGCGATGCAGTGCAGTCTTCAACTGGCGCAGGTACAGTTGCGTATGTTCACAAGAACGACGAAGACAAATATATAGTATATCTAAAAGATACTGTTGGTACATTTAATACTACTGCATCTTTGTTTTTACTTAATACTGGTGAATTTGTAGGAGATTTTGTAAAACAACTAGACGCAGATAGAATTGTATACGGCGGTTTTTGGTTTATCGAAACACCAACATATACAGTTACAAATGGTTCTACATTGACAGACGAAGGTCGAGGATTAATATACCTTGACATAAGTGAAGATTCTACTTACATTAATGATTATCACAACATATATGATACTAATACTACAATAATAGACAGTGAAAATAATGTAAATTCTTACATTAAAACTTTTAGCTATGAAGGTTTTCCTAATGCTGATAATGTAAATGGAGAAATTTTAAATACAAAATTTGCTGTTAGAGCACCGTCTGCATTTTTAGACACTTTATCTATAGGCGATGACGTTTACATATATGTAAATCAAATTCCTAATTACACGTTGGGCGTACAAAATCCTATTACTAATATTGGTTTGTCACCGGGGCAAATTAATAGAGAACACAATATTGTTGACATTTGGAATGGGTACATTAGTTTTGAATTTACAAAATTCCAGACTAACGGCGAACCTTATCAACCTAAAATTGGCCAAACAGTAAGAGATAAAAGTACTGGAGCAACAGCAGAAGTTGCATTCATAGAACGTAATGGCACAAATGTAAAAATATTTGTAAAAAATACAACAGGCACTTGGAGCAAAGGATTTGATTATGGTGACTTAGCAGCTATAGAATTTTTAGCAATACCTAGCGACCCTAGCTCGATTTATCAAATAGATAGAGAAATAGGAAATGTAAATGCTGTAAGTTTAGGAAATTCAGCTCAAGGAATAGGCGACTTATTAGTTTTTGAAAATACAGTAAGCATAGAACTTGACAATAGTTTAGAGATACAGTATACAGGTCAAAACGAATTAATAGATGCAGAATATTGGTTGTATACAAATAGACAAATTTTAGGTGCACCTATTACAAATGAATCACCTAGTATTATTAACAGCAATTGGAAAGAGATTTTCAACATTCCAGCTGATATAAACGGAGAAGCAAGTAATTTTACAAATGAAGGAATGTATTCTATATATAAGAGTTTAGGGCAGGGTCATGAACTAATAGGTAACTTTACAACACCAGATAGACAAAGTAATAGACATTTAGGATCTCAGGTAACTTTACGAATAGATGGTAGTAATCAAAAAGCATTTGTTGCAGCGAAAGGTGACGAAAGCATTGTATTACCTGGTAAAATATATTTTGTTAATAATGGTACTATAGACGGAGTTGATTATTCTTGGGACCTAGCTAAATTTAAGAAATACAAAGGTGCTTTTGACGAAACACTTAATTATAGAACAGGTGATATAATTTATCTTGATGACCCTGATGGCACTTTGTATGAAGCAAAAACAAATCTAGTGCCTAGTGTATTTAATATTGCTAATTGGACAGAGAAATCTGAATACATAGACTATGTAGGACATATACCTAACAATACAGGAACTGTAGTTATAAATGATTCAGTAGATTACTCTACTATATTAGATCAAGAACTACTAGAGACATTTGGCTCTACATTTGACGTATCGAAAAATGGAGATGTACTTGTAGCAAGAGCAACATATTTAGATAAACCGTCTAAAATTGTAGTCTACAGAAATATCAACGGGCTATATCAATTAAGTCAAACTATAATAACTGGTGACGATAGTACTAATCAGCTAGATAGCACAACTTCCGGTTTAGGCACACGGGTAGCAATTAGTGGTTCTGGATTATACATTGCTATTAACGAACCCTTAAAAGATACAATTAGAAAAAATGAAGGTCGAGTTTTAATTTATAAGCAAATTAACGGCTCGTTTGAATTACTGTCTGTTCTTGAAAATCAAAACTATGACAAAAATGAACAATTTGGCACAGAAATTGATTTCGACGGTGAAAAATTACTAATTAGCGCAAAAAATAGCGAATCAATTATTGATACAACATATGACAATAATAACACAACGTTTGATTACAGCTTTACACGGTTTGCATATACAAATGCAAATCAAGGAAAAGTTTACATTTATGATAATATCGATGATGAATTCCTATTAGCGCAAATCTTAAGTGCTCCAGATAATGACATTGAAAATTTTGGTTCTCAAATTGTTCTAAAAAACAATAACATATATGCAACTTCGACATTTAGAGATGATAGTATAGGACAAATTTATAATTTTAAACTTACAGATACCACAACTAATACAATGTGGTTAAAAATAAGAAGCCTTGAAGAAACAGTTGACCTTAGTAAGATTAAAAAAGTCTTTTTGTATAACAGAAAAACAGACAAAGTAATTAGGAATTTAGACTACATAGATATTATTCAAGGAAAAATAGCCGGAGTTGCAGAGCAAGAAATATCATTTAAAACACCAGATGATCCAGCTAGTTACAATATAGTATCAACTAGTAGTAGCTCTGACGAAGGTGAAGATGTAATTTTTGATAGTGGTTCGCCTTGGGCGGAAGAGTATGTAGGCAAAGTATGGTGGGATATTAGTAATGCTTCATTCTTAAATACATATCAAAATGACGTAATATATAACTCCCAAACTCAAAATACATTGATTGATAATAGCAGTATTGATGTGTACGAATGGGTAGAAAGTCGATTAACTCCGTCTGAATATGATTCTGTAGTTCAAGAAGGATTAATATCGGGTGGATTTAGTGTGTATGGTAATAGAGCATATACTGTTAAACAAAAATATGATGTTGTATCAGAACAATTTGTGCCAAGGTACTATTTTTGGGTAAAAAACAAAAGCACTATACCAAATGTAGAAGGTAGAAATATTAGTATTTCTCAGATAGCTTCTATTATTAGCAACCCTGTAAACGCAGGCATAGAATTTGTTTCTTTCTTAAATGGTAATTCATTCTTACTAAACAATGTAAAGAAATATTTAACAGATGATGATATAGTATTAAGTGTGCAAACTTTTAAGGTCGGCAATGAAGACAACAATTCGCACTTACAATATCAAATCACAACAGAAAATTTAGGTTCGAGTCAGCCTAATGATGATATTATCTTGAAATGGTACGACAGCTTAATTGGATACGACGATTTTCAAAGACCAGTTCCAGATCCAAGAGTTCCTATTAAATATAGATACGGAAACCTATTTACACCTAGACAAACTTGGTTTGAAAACAGAATTGAAGCTTTGAAACAGGTTGTCGAGCGTACAAATTATGTGCTAAAACAAAATCTCATCGTAGATAATAAAGATTTAACACCTTTATTTGATGCAGATCCTCCACCTACAAGCGAACAACAAGCTTATGACCAAATTGTAGATACTTATGATGATTTAACAGATATTAAAACAGAAAAGTTTACACAGGCAAAAATTTCTTTGGTTATCGAAAACGGTAGAGTTTCTAGAGTAGACATTGTATCAAAAGGTCGCGGATACAAAGTAGCACCTACAGTAGAAATAATAGGGCAAGGTTCGGGCGCTGTAATTTCTACTACTATTGATAGTGTAGGCAAATTAAGTTCTGTTGTGATAGAAAACGCAGGGCAAAATTATGATAAAGATACCATTGCTACTGTTCGTAGTTATAGAGTATTAGTAAATTCTGACTCTAACATCAATACCAAATGGGCTATATACGAAAGAGATACTGTATTCCAGGTATGGACTAGAGCAATTACTCAAAAGTTTGATACTACATTGTACTGGAATTATATAGACTGGTACGCAAAAGGGTATAATCAAAATACAGAAATAAATCATATTGTTGAAACAACACATGACATTTATACAGCTAATATTAATTTTAATCAAACTGTAAAAATTAAAAATGTAGGCACGGGTGGCTGGTTGCTCCTACGTAGAGTTAACACAACTAATAGTTTAGATTATACAATAGATTACGACACCATTGGTAGACAAAATGGAACTATAGAATTTTCAGAAAGACTTTACAAACCTTTACCGTTTGGTTATGATAGTAATAGTTTTGATATAAAGCTATATGATTTCCTACCAATTTTTGAACTTAGAATAATTCTTTATGCAATTAAGAATAACTTGTTTGTAAATGACTTGTTAGATGAATATAATAAACTATTTTTTGCTAGTATAAGATATTTACTATCAGAGCAAAATAATGCAGACTGGTTATTTAAAACAAGTTTTATAAAAGCAAAGCATAATGTCGGAAAATTAAGAAAAGATCTTACTTTTAATAATGATAATTTGCCTAGCTATGAAAATTATATAGAAGAAATAAAGCCTTATAAGACTAAAATAAGAGAATATTTAAGTATCTATGATAGATTAGAACCAGCAAGAGCTCTTACTACAGACTTTGATTTAAGAGTAGTCTATGATGATGAGTTGAATCGAATTGTTGTTCCTAAGACAAAATTCATCAACGATCAAATAGAAGTAGAGTCTAGATTTGTCGAAGATTATCCTAATAAAATTTGGTTAGACAACGCAAGTTTTGAAATAACGGCAGTTAATATTATAGATCCGGGTAGTGGTTATAGAACGCCGCCTATCATAAATTTAACAAGCGAGTCAGGCACTGGTGCAGAAATTAAAACATACATTGGAACAAATGGCAAATTAAAAAGATGTGAAATCATAAACCCTGGTAAAGGATATTTTTCAGTACCCGAAGTTGAAATTATTTCTAATATAACAGACTCTGGCACACCTGCAAGAATAAGTGTAGAAATAGGAAACAGTAAGACAAGATCTCTTACAAGTAAAATGAAATTTGATAGAATAACAAATAATTTTGTTGTAAGTGTTTTAGAGTCTACCGAATCTTTTGTTGCTAGCGGAACTTCAACTCAATACACTTTAAAATGGCCATTAGACATACGTACTGACAAAATTAAAGTGTATGTAAATGATATAGAATTATTACTTGGTGATTATACTTACGAAAATATTGAAGATAAAACAAAAAGCTATTTGAGATATTTAGGAAGAATAACTACAAACAATCCTCTAAGTGAAGGTTCAGAAGTAAGAATTGAGTACTCTAAATCTATAGAACTATTAAATGCTGCCGACCGAATAGGAAAATTGTATCTACCTCAAACAGAAGGATTAGGAAAAGAACTATCACAACTTATGTCTGGTGTAGACTACGGCGGTGTTGAAGTTAAAGGTTTAGAGTTTGATAACATTAAGGGCTGGGACAATGATGTATGGTTTAACAGTACTTGGGATTCTTATGTAGATACAAACGAAGATGAAATATTTACTTTTGATGGTTCTACTACACAGATTACATTAAGTTCACCATTAGAAGCAAATACAACCTATAACGTATACTTGAACAACACAAGATTAGATGATTCAGCATACGACGGGTCTACTATTGTAGATAACCCTAATGCTATTATGGAATCGTTAATTGGCGATGGCGTAACACAAACATTATATCTAGATGAATTTAGAATGCCAGGATCTGCTAATTATGCAGAAATAAAAGTAGTACAAGGCGATGTGCTTGTAATTAGAAAAACTTCGAGTGACGGTACATTTGCTCCTATGCCTGACAGTATTGATACAAACTTATCTGGCGGTAATTTAACATATGGTAATGCTCAGGGTTTATTAGCAAATGATATTACAATAGACGGAGATAATTTTGTAACTCCTAATACAAGCGGAAGCGTAGAAGAACATGTACCTGGACAAGTACTAGACACCTTAAACATCAAGGTAACACAAAAAGCTCAAGGCGGTTCTAGCGTAATATCGTCGGACACTTATTACGGCGACGGAAGTACAAAAATTTACAAAGTAAATGCAGATGTATTTTTAAATAATCAGATTATTGCAAGATTAAACGGAGATATAGTTGACACAGCAGAGTTTACTGTAGATTTTAATAATTCAAGCATAGAATTTAACACTGCACCTGCAAATGGAGATATTATATCTATAAGTAATTTCTCTGTAGGCGGCAACGATATTTTAGCTTCGGAATCATTAATAAGTGACGGTAGTACACTAAGCATAATAACAAGTGTGCCTTACAAAGAAAATTTACAAAGTATTGTATCAGTAGATGGCATAGAAAAAGAACATCAGCTTGTAAACGACGACGCAGGTAACACGGTTGTTGAATTTGCAGATTCCATACAAGAAAATGCTGAAATACAGTATAACATATACAATACTAGTGATCATATAAACTACAGTCAGTTGTCTATAGAAAACTTAACAGCAGATGGTAGTTCTACACAGTATGAAGTTCAAGAAGGTCAAACTGGATCTCTAAACGAATGGCAAGTAGTAGTCACTTTAAACGATCAAGTCTTAGATCCAGGATATTACGAAACCTTTAATTTGACAGCAAATGTTTTTGAATATTCTTTAAATAAAGAGCAAGTTGATTTAGGCAATATACCTGGTTATACAGTTGAGGTATATATAGATGACACAAAATTACAATACTTGCAAGACTATAATTGGGATTCAGACAGAGCTGCTGTAATTTTAGACAACAATGTTGTAAGTTTTGATGCAGGGCAGGATTTAAAGGTATATGTAAGACATAATGCAGAATATCAGTTTGGTAATTTTGTAAATGAAGAATTTATAGTAGATAATAATACTATTACATTTGACACAATATATGCTGAGAATGCAAAAATTAAAATTTATAGATTTAACAATGCTACGCATCAAGGTTTGATTAGAGATAGAATCACAGTTAAATCATTGTCTGGGTTACAAGAAAATACAAAAGAATGGAGAAAAATTTCCAACATAATAAACAAAAAAATTAATCTTACAACAGAAACTGTTGACGCACAGTATGTTTGGTTATCGAGAAATAAGCAATTACTGACGCCAAATGTTGATTATGTAATAGACTCTAGCAAAAAAGTAATAGAAATTATTACAGATGTAGATTTAGGCGATGAATTTTTAGTTATACACTTTGCGGCTGGCCCTGTACAAAGTGAACTTTCGTGGATACAGTTTAAAGATATTTTAAATAGGACACGATTCTACGCAATTACTAATAATCAAGAATATACTTTAGCTGACGATTTATATTGGTATGATAAAAAGCTTACTCTAAAAAATGCAGATAATCTTCCATCACCGGGCGTAAATGATAAGCCGGGAATAATATGGATAAACGGAGAAAGAATTGAATATTATGTAAGAGATGGTAATGTGATATCTCAGTTAAGAAGAGGAACATTAGGAACTGGTGTTCCGGTACTGCATGAAAAATCTACAGAGGTTTTATACATTAATGATGAACATAGAATTCCTTACAAAGACGAAACGTTTAGTACAATCTTTACCGCAGACGGAACATCTAGCGAGTATGAATTAGACTTTACGCCAACAAGTGAGTCAGAGTTTGAAGTTTTTGTAGCAGGGTCTAGATTACGTAAAAATTCTATTGCTAGTTATAGATTCGAATATAAAGATGACCAAGGAAATGTAATACAACCTATTGATCAAGATTCACCAGAAGGCGACATAACTTTAGAGCCTGATTTTACTATCGTAGATGATAGTAAATTAGTGTTAAAAAATACACCACCTGAAAATGTTAAAATACTAGTAATTCGCAAGAAGGGAATGTCTTGGTATGAATCAGGTAAAAGTTTAAAAGATAGTGCTACGCCAGCAGCAGTGTTTTTACAAAATGTATCTAACTAAAAGGTCAGATAAATACAATTATTAGGATATAAAAATGAACGACGCAATGAAAGATTATAACGGAGTGCATATTGAGGGTCATATAAAAATACATGATCCTGACTCTGGCGAAGTATTAATTAATAAACGCAATGCTATACATTATGAAAACATGAGTATAAGTTTAGCAGAAAGTATAGGTAATTCAAGCAGCGGTTTTATATATCAAATGGCATTTGGTAATGGTGGAACAAGTGTTGACCCAACAGGCATTATTACTTACTTGACTCCTAACAGCACTGGCACTAATGCAAGTTTGTATAATCAAACTTACAGCAAAATTGTCGACGATAACAGTGTTGAAAACGTAGATCCGTTTAGAAATAAAATTGAAACTAGACACGTAAGCGGTACTAACTATACTGATGTTTTTGTGTCATGTCTTTTAGATTACAGTGAACCAGAAGGTCAAGATGCCTTTGATAATTCACAAACTACAGACGGAATATTTATATTTGACGAGCTTGGATTAGTATCGTATGATCCAAACGGTGAAGGTAGATTGCTTACTCATGTAATTTTTCATCCAGTGCAAAAGAGTCTTAATAGATTAATTCAAATAGATTACACAGTTAGAATTCAAAGTCTAACTGGGTTTAATGAGGAATAAAAATGGCCTACACTATAGAGTTCTCAGACAATACAACTAAAAATCCAATAGAGATAGAAGATAATACTATCAATACAGAAACCAGTTTAAAACTACCTGGTAAAAATTCTCTTGGATACGGACAAGTTATTGCAGAAAATTTAATTAGGTTACTTGAAAATTTTGCTAGTCCTGTAGAACCTATAAATCCAATAGAAGGTCAAGTATGGTACGATAACAATGCAGAGCAACTTAAAGTTTACGACGGAACGAAATTTTCAAGTGCAGGCGGATTGCAAAAAAGCTTAACAAGACCTGAAGTTGCTGATAGTGTAGATGGTGACTTGTGGGTTGACCAAGGCTCTCAACAGTTGTATTTGTTCAATGGTAACAATTGGATTTTAGTAGGCCCTGAATTCAGTGATGGATTAACTACCGGTGCTACTGTTAAGCAGATTGTAGCAACAGATAATAATGAATATAATGTAGTTGTATTAGAAGTAGAGCAAAATGCTATTGCTATTGTATCTAATCAAACATTTACACCAAAACAAACTATACCTGGCTTTATAGGAAAAGAAATAAAACCAGGTATAAATCTTGCAGTAACGCAACCAGATGCACTAGTAAATCCCGATCAATATGAAAACTTAGTAAAATATCATGGCGTAGCAGAAAAAGCAGAAAATTTAATCATAGGCGATAAAGTAGTAAGCGCAGGCAATTTTTTAAGAAGTGATGTCGAAAGTACAACACAATATCCTTTGCGTATACGTAATGCAGATGCGTTAAAATTAGGCGTAAATAACGAAATATCGTTCTCAATTGATAATATAAATGGAGTTATTAGTAATAGTGTTCAAAACGGTAATATTGACTTTAGACTTAGACAAGCTGGGCAAACAAAAACTATATTAAGTTTAGCAAGTGATCAAAAAGTAGGTATCAATAATCAAGCACCTGAAGAAGCTTTAGATGTAGATGGAAACATTGCTGCTACTGGTAATATCAAAGGTGCAGGCGGTGTTGAGTCTACAGATTTTCAAACTGGATCACTTGTAATTACAGGCGGCGCAGGGATATCAGGCAATTTAAATGTTGGAGGCGGTGCAACATTTAAAGAAGGTTTAGTAATTGGTAATTTAGACATTCCAGAAAATGATCCAAGGAATGACTTAATTATACCTGACTTAGACAGTGCTCGCAATATAGGTAGAGCCGATCTTAAATTTAAAAACATTTATGCTTCTAGTTTTGTAGGCAACGTGCAAGGAAATGTTTTTGGATCAGTAAGTGGTAATGCAGGCACCGCATCTAGATTAACAAACAGCACAGTATTTCAGTTTACTGGAGACGTAGAGACAGTTTCTAATGATTTTGATGGTAGCACAGGTACTACAAAAACATTTAATTTGACCATTGCACCTACAGTTATTAATACCAAAGACTTAACAACAGAAACATTTAATTCTGATCAAATACTTGTAGAAAGACTAGATGGCTTGAACACTGGTCTTAAAAGAATTACAAGACAAACTTTTTTAAGTAACATACCTGGAGTCATGCCAGTAGGCGGAATGATGATATGGCCTACAAGTACAGTGCCTTCGGGGTGGGCTTGGTGTAATGGAGCAGAGCTAGATATTAACATATATTCTCTGTTGTTCAATGTTATAGGATATACTTATACACCAGTTGATGGTTTGGGAAATCCAACATCAACTGAAGGAACTTTTGTATTACCAGATTTACGAGGCAGATTGCCTTTAGGTGCGTATAATATGGGCAGTACAACACCATCTGCAGATACCAATAGAGTAACAGGGGCTAGTGCGCAAACAATAGCAGCAGTAGGTGGTAATGAAGAAGTTAGTATTGATGTACAAAATTTACCCGAACACGAACATGATTTAAAATCTAGTACAGGACAGCAGTTCTATGCCTATAGGGAAATACAAGAAACACCAACACCTAGTGGAGTGTCAAGTGGATCATTTGAAGTTGCATTAAGTAATACTAGTGAGAGAATCGCATCCAGTGGCGGCGTACTTAATCCTACAACAGGTCTACCATTAGATGTTACAAATCCACATTTAACAATGAGCTACATCATCTATACAGGAGTTAATTGATGAGTTATAGGATTAATAAAACCAACGGTGATATATTAACAGATCTAATAGACGGTGTGCTAGATACTACATCAACTGATCTTGCATTAATAGGGCAAAATTATTCAAACTTTGGCGAAGCATTAAACGAAAATTTTGTTAAATTATTAGAAAATTTTGCTTCAACTACTGCACCTGAGAATGCATTACTAGGTCAAATTTGGTTTGATATTGCACAAGGTAGATTACTTGTATATAATGGTGAAAATTTTGTTACTGCAAACGGCAATATAGTAGGAACTGTAGCAAGCAACGCTGATATCGGTGACATTTTTATTGATACTGGTGTAGACCAATTGAAATTTTATAACGGTAGCGAATATATTACCGTGGGCCCTGCGTATACAAAGGCACAAGGAAAAACAGGCACAGAAGCAATAACGTTAACTGATACAGTAGGTGTGCCTAAAACAGTACAAACTCATTATGTAAATGGTTTTTTAGTAGGTATATCTAGTAGAGAAGAATTTACGCCAATTAATACTTTTGGTATATCATTATATCCAGCAAATACACCTATCAAAATTGGTTTTAATCCTGTAGATGTTGACAATTATAAATTTAGAGGAACAGCCCTTTCAACAGACACACTTGTTGGCGCAGACGGTAACAATTATTCTCCAAGTAATTTTGTTAGAAATAATCAAAGAGATAGCGAAAACGTATTAGTTGATCAAAACATAGAATCAGGATTATTTGTAAAAGGCACAAGTGGTCTATCTATAGGATATCAAGACTCAAAATATGGAACATTAAAAGTTGATACTTCAACAACAAATACTGTCTTAGATATAGAAAGACAAAATAACGATTTTGCAATAAGAATTCTAGACGATACAACACGAGTTGATGCTTTATATATAGATAGCAGTGAAAGTAGGATTGGCATTTTCAATAGTGCACCAGCTTCAGAATTAGACGTGACCGGCACTGTGACCGCTACAGAAGTAGTAAGTGATTTTAAAGGTAGTGTATTTGCAGACGATTCAACTCTTCTAGTAGATGCTGTAAATGGAACAATACCAGGATATATTAGTTTATCTGTACTGCAAACTGAAGTAGCAGCAAGCACTAACTTTGCAGACTTCCAAGCTAGAATTGCTGCATTGTAAAATCTAATAAATTAGGCTAAATACTTGTAACTGAGAGGTTAAGCAAGCATGGCATATACAATTAATACCTATGATAATGATGTATTAACAGTTGTCGAAGACGGCACTATTGATCAGTCCACTGATCTTAAACTAGTTGGGCGTAACTATGCAGGTTACGGCGAAATACAAAATGAAAACTTTGTATTTCTACTTGAAAATTTTGCAGGAGCAAACCAACCACCGAGAAAACTAACTGGACAAGTTTGGTACGATGCTGGTTCCGGACGCTTAAAATATTGGAACGGTGTTCGCTGGAGAAACACCGGTGGTACAGAAGTTGCACCAGAACCGCCAGTAGGACTATTAGAAGGTGACCTTTGGTGGGATAATGATGATTTGCAGTTGTATGCGTACACTGGTAATGAATTTATTTTAATTGGTCCTCAAGACGCAGGCGATGGTGAAACACTTTGGAAAAGTGTATTAATACGTGATACACTAGGAATTAATCACCAGGCAATTATTGCGGTAATTAATGATGTAACAGTTTATATTGTAAGTAATGACAACGAGTACACCATTGACCAAGCAGTAAATGCTTATCCGGGATTTGATAATGTATTTCCCGGTATGACGCAACTTAACACTACAACTACTGATCCAGCTGGCGATGCTTACGGTCCGGGTGTAACTTCAAGTGATCATATATTCTGGGGCACTGTGCGTAATGCAGAAATGCTAGGAGGCGTACTAGCACAATATCACATTAAAGAAATCCCAGGTATTACAACTCAATTACAAGAAGCAGTAGATGTTAACAACGACGGTGGTGTAGCAATAGGTGCTAGTAAAGATTTACAACTTTTCATAGAAAATGGTAATGAAGCAGTTATACAAAATCAACAAGGCTTAGTAACAAAGTTGCGTGTGAAAAGCGGCGGCGGCGCAGATGTTGATGTTGTACAAGCAAAAGCTGGAGAACTATTACCGGGGCCAGGCCAAAGTGTTAATGTAGGTAGTGCAGCAAGTCCGTATATTGACATGTATGCAAGTAACTTTATCGGTACTGCTAGCGATGCACTAGGATTAAGAGTTGGTGGTACAGTATATCCAGGTAGCGTTGATACAGCAGCAACTGGTACTGGAAATACAGTTGCTATACGTGATGCAGGCGGCAATTTAAATGCAGTACTATTCCAAGGTACAGCTACTAAAGCAAAATATGCTGACTTAGCTGAAGTTTATACAACAGACAAAGATTATGCAGTAGGCACCGTAATGACGGTGAGCACATATGAAGATACAGAAACTAAAGAATATACTGAAAATTCTTTTGCAGCTATAGGAGTTATTTCTGAGAAACCAGCACTGTTGATGAATGCCGAAGCTGAAGGACAAGCAATTGCACTTAAAGGCCGTGTGCCTGTAAGAGTTACAGGTCCTGTAAATAAAGGTGATAGAGTTTGGGCTTGCAATAATGGCTGTGCAAGTGTAGAACAAAAGTTTCATCTTGTAGGCATAGCGTTAGAAACAAATATAAATACTGACGAAAAGCTTGTTGAATGTTTTTTAATGGTGTAAGGAATTATTGTGGCAGTTGAAGTCGGTGATATTATTGGAGCGGCTGAGTTTGAAGATCTTAGAGCAAAAGTTGTAAGAATTATCGGAACTCCTACAGGATCCTGGAGTATTAATACTATAGGTACTACAGCGGGTTACTTTAACCCGCTAAATGCAGTACCGGTAGTTGCTGAAGAATTAATAACAGCAGCAGACTGGAATTTATTAAGACAGGACATTATAAGAGCATATGTGCATATCAATGGTAATGAACCAACTGGTGATATAGCTATGCCTGAACTGTCTAATAATGACACAGTTGATGCTGACATATACAACACTTGGGAAGCAGTTCAATTACAAAATACAAACAATAGAAATACCTGTCATCCTAGTCAGAAAAGTCTAAGTAATGCTAGTATTGGAAGTATATCAACACCGTGGAACGGAATTCAAACACATGTGTTTGATATGGTTTGGGAAAGTGAAAATCATAAAAAAGGATTTTTTAATGCAGGCGGCGTGCTTAGATTAGGCGGGAGTGCATCTCTTCCTAATAGTCCTGAAGATAAAGATACAGATTGGGCTAATATTGTGGCAAGTATAGGCACAGTTGAAATTAAAAATCTTAGTATTACAAGTAGCGGATTAGGCACTATTAAAATAGCACAAACTAATGGCAGCGGTGTTACTTATGCTGGATGGTGGGCAATAGATGCATTACCTTTGAATACACTTACAAAACTCTACACTTTGAATGCTGGAGATGTATCTGGTTTTCCTAATTATGACGAAAACTATTACGAAATTGAAGTAGAAAAAATTTCTGAGACACGTTATAGATTTACAGTGACCTTTAATGATGCTGATACTGGCGACCCGAGTGTAGATGAAGACGTGAGAACAAATATTAATAGTAATGTGTTTGTGGAAACCCCTAGCGGAGATTATATAAGCTTGCCTGTCCCTGTATTTTCTGAAGGACCTGGTAATAGTTTAGTATTGGCATAAAAAATGGGCACAGTAACATCAGTAGCAACTACAAATAGTATTACAGCAACAAAGTATAACGATCTAATTAATGAAGTAAATGCAATAATAGATACACCTAGTGGATCATATGTAAATGATGGCACAGAAGGAACTATCCAAGGTTATGGCTCATCTATAACACAAGGTAGCACTGTAACTGATGTCGATAAAATTACTGCTGATGATTGGAACACAGTTTCCAATATTGTTAACTTGGTTACAGGGCATAGAACCGGCACTAGCGGTAGCCTTCCAACTTTAACATCAACTGAAAAAATAACCGCAGCAAAATACAATGCAATAGCCGCGGCTCATAATACAAATTATGGTGATAGATTTACTGTTGATAGTACAAATACAAGTTTAACAACAGCTACTACCGGTACACTAGCTGCTGGCTGGAATGGTAATAATCAGCATGTTTTTAACATTGTTTTTGCGTCTGAAAATGATAAATTTGTTTTTTTTAACACAGGTGGCAGTTTGCGCATTACTGCAAGTGCGACATATACCGGTTCAGAAGCAAAAAGTATTGACTGGCGTAATATGGTTAATAATTTAGAGCAGGTTGATATATTTGCAGATAGTATAACCTATACAAATAGTGCGTATGCAGGATCAACTAAATTAGCATCGTACGAAGGATGGTATTTTTTAGATGGTAAACCTAACGGTACTCCTGATACAGAAATATATAAGTTTACCAGCGATATAGACGGCGGAGATGCTGTATATAATGAAAATTATGTAAGATATAGGTTTAGACGAGCTAACGATACTACATATCAAATATTTTTAGATTTTTATGATGCGGATGTAGGCGATACTCTTAATGATGAAGATGTACAGACAGTAGTTACAACTACTGTAGATGTTATTACACCTACGGGTACTTTTGCTGCAACTACGCCTACATTTAGTGCAAATGGTAGCACAGTAGGATTTACGGCAACTTATTAATTTCTTGACTTTGTTATTTTTTACTATATAATAGTAACATGGATCAAAGATTAGTTAAAGCTTTAGAAGCTAGTAAAAATTTAGAATCAATCAATAGACAAAGAGCTTACATATACGATAAGTTTTTAGAAAAATTACAAGTGTATTATAACGGCGGCGCCTTCACAGCTGATGCTGAATTAGTGCGACAAATCGGCTTGTTTTTGTCTAAAGATGAAGAAGACGCAGTCTTTCTTGACAACGATAATATACCAATCTGTGTTACTAACTTGTATGACTTTTATCATATAGTTTGGAATACCTATAATGTTGCTTTAAAACAGTACAAAGCTGATTATGATAATATTGCCGATTTAATTAGGAACAAAAGTGTCTAGCGGAGTATTATTGTTTGCAATTAATAATGAAACAGTTGACTATGTAAAACAAGCAATATACTGTGCCAAGCGTGTAAAACGATATTTAAAATTACCTGTAACTGTTGTTACAAACGATACAGATAATTTTCAAAAATATCCGTTTTATTCTAAGTATGTAGATAATATTGTAGTTACAAATACTCCCGATTTTGAGAATTATCGTACATTTACGCAAGGATCACTTAAGATTAGAGATCTATGGCATAATTCTAATAGAGTAGATGCTTATACACTGACCCCTTACGATAAAACATTGTTAATTGACACAGATTTTATTATTGCTAATTCTAATTTATTAAATCTTTTTCAAAGTAACAATGATATATGTATTGGTAAAGCATATAAAGACTTTGCAGACACAGTACCTCAAGTTAAACAAGGTAGAGTATCTAAGGCTAGTATTCCTTTATACTGGGCAACGGTAGTATACTTCAAAAAAAGCAACTTAGCAAAAAATATTTTTGATTTAGTAGGCTTTGTAAGAGATAATTGGAGTTACTATCGGTCGTTGTTTAATGTTACAAGTACAAAATTTAGAAATGATTATGCATTTAGTATTGCAGCACATATTATAAATGGTTTTACTGAAAGTAAAACTGTAGTCGACCTGCCTTATACACTGTATAATTCATTTGATGTAGACATACCGTTATCAATAGACAACAGTACTATTAAAGTATTGTCTAATAATAGAGGTGATTATAATTTACATGTAATGAAAAATACCAATGTGCATTTAATGAATAAGTTTGAGTTAGATAAAATTATTGACAAGGACTTTGCAAATGAATAAAGGAGTGTGTGTAGTAGCACAAAATAATACTAAATTTAACTATGTATTGCAAGCTTGCTATCTAGCCCAAAGTATAAAAAAATTTAGTAAAGACGAAAAAATAAGTATTATTACTAACGATAAAGTGCCTGATGAAAAAATACATTTGTTTGATAAAATTATTCCAATTGAAAATGATTTAACTGAAATTAATGAGTGGAGAATTAATAATAGGAAGCTTATTTACAAATTAACACCGTACAATCGTACTATAGTTTTTGACACAGATGTGTTGGTATTGTGTAATTTATCTAATATATGGGATGAGTTACAAGATACTAAATTATATTTTAGTACAGAAATTGTAAATCATAGAGGGCGTAAGATCATCCAAGATTATAAGCATAGGAAAGTATTTTTAGCAAATAATTTACCTAACATTTACAGTGCATTTTTTTACTTTGAAAAAAATGAAACAAATGATAACTTTTTTGATAATTTAGAATTAATAGTAGATAATTTTGATGATTTTGCTAACATATTCACTCCTAAGCAAAAACAAGAATTTTGCAGTATAGATGTCGCCGCAGCAATGTGTGTTAAATTATGCAATATTAAATTAGATAAAAATAAATTTAATCTAGTTCACATGAAAACACCTTTGCAAGGAGTTCGAAACATTCAAAGTTGGACTGAAAGTTTGATGTACTATGCAAGTGCTGATGGAATTTTTATTAATAATTATAAACAACACCAATTTTTACACTATGTAGAAGATAATTTTATTAATGATGATATTAAAGATTGGCTAGATGACTGATGTTTTATCTAAAATTTGACAAAAATACAGGAACTATTTTAGGATGTATCAATTTTCATGACAACACTTTAGATTTACTGGAAGTAAGCAAGCAGCAATATGTAGATTTTGTAGAAGGAAAAGTTAATCTTCACAGTTTTCAAGTTCAAAAAATACATGATGTATATTGCCTAGTAGAAAAAAAAGCAATCAATAATTTTACTGTTAGCTATAAAAGTTTTGTGAATGTAAAAAATAATGCAGATAGTACAATAATAATCACAAAAGTAGATAATATTTTAAAAATTACTTTAACGGACCAAGCAGATATTGAATCTGTTACTAGCAGTTGGATAGTTTTTTATGTAACTGAAAAAAATTCACCACATAATTTACTTGATACTATAACTTTGTCCGTAAACGAGCTATTTGAAAAGCGCTGTATTGAAATAAAAATTTCAGATAAAATTAATGTACCAATAAGTATCTTTACAAAGAAAAATTTACCTATGAGTTTTGAGAATGACTAATATATTGAAACCTGCTGATTATGACGTGATTTTTTTAAGTTATGATGAGCCTAATGCAGAAAAAAATTACAATGATTTAATTAAAAAAATACCATGGGCAAAACGGGTGCACGGTGTTGAAGGTTCTGATGCTGCACATAAAGCATGTGCAAAATTATCTGATACAGAAAGATTAATTATTGTAGATGCTGATAATGTAATCAACGGCGACTTTATAAATCAAGAACTTGTTTTTCAAGATCATGTTGACTTAGAAAACAGTGTTGTAAGTTGGAGCGGTCGGAATATAATTAATGGATTAGTGTACGGTAACGGCGGCATCAAGTCATGGCCAAAACATATAATCGAAAATATGAAAACACACGAGTCAGCTGATCCAAATAATATCCAAGCTCAAGTAGACTTTTGCTGGGATGTAGAATATTGCCAGATAGATAGAGTATGTAGTACAGTATACAACAATGCAACTCCGCATCAAGCATGGCGTGCTGGATTTAGAGAAGGCGTAAAAATGACTCTAAGAGAAGGTGAAAAAGTAGATCTTGCTAATTTTCATAAAATACACAAGAAAAACATGGACAGATTACGTATTTGGCAAACTGTAGGATTAGATGTAGATAATGGTATATGGGCAATGTATGGTGCCCGCCTTGGCACTTATCTTACAAATTGCACTGATTGGGATTATGTTAATGTCCGTGATTTTGAATATGTTAATAAGATGTGGACTGACACATATTCTAAAATGGGCGAAGAAGATCTTTTATACGAAATGGAAATCCTTGGAGAACACTTAGTAAATGAGCTCAGCATGGATGTACCGTTAGATGTATATAACGAAGATCAAAGCAAAATGTTTAAGAGCATGTACGTTAACCCGCCTCGTATCGGCCATAAGTATTTGAAAACAGAAAAAAGCCATTATGATATAGTAATGATAACCTACGATGAACCCGAAGCAGATAAAAATTATGACGAATTGTTAAAACGTTTTCCTAGAGCAAAAAGAGTACACGGTATAGAAGGTATTCATCAAGCACACATAGAAGCTGCAAAACAAGTTAATTCTGATATGTTTTGGGTAGTAGACGGCGACGCAACTATTGTTGATGATTTTAACTTTGATTATATTACTCCTGAAAACGAAAAAGACTATGTAAAGGTATGGAGAAGTAAAAACCCAATTAACGGTCTAGAGTATGGCTACGGTGGTGTAAAGCTGTTGCCACGTGCACTTACAGAACATATGGATATATCAAAAACTGATATGACTACAAGCATAAGTTCTAAATTTAAGCCTATGCCAACTGTAAGTAATTTAACAAATTTTGCAGTAGATGAATTTAGTGCTTGGCGTAGTGCTTTTAGAGAATGTGTTAAGTTAGCAAGCAAAGTAATCGACCGTCAAAAAGATAATGAAACCGAAGAAAGACTTAAAACTTGGTGTACGCATGCCGAAGGACCTTTGAAAGATTGGATTTTAAAAGGTGCTAATGAAGGTAGAAATTACGGAAAAAGTAATAAAACAGATCCCGAAAAGTTAAAGAAAATAAATGATTTTGAATGGTTACACGCAAAGTTTCAATCTGTTGCGTTTGTGCCTAGCAATACATTTGATAATATAGAATACCCAGAGCAAGAAGCAGTGGTATCGTTAGATGAAGGTATAGAAAGTCAAATTAAAAGCAGTGTAATTATACCTAAGTCTATGAACATTATTGATACACTAGATAGATTTGAAATATTGTATCAAGGACAAATTTCAAATGTAAGGCGTATGTACAACGATCATGATTTGTCCAGTATTTTTAAATTGACAGAAAATGATGACTTACGGAAAGCTGTACTAGAGAATAACTTATACAGTTTATCTAGGTTATTGCCTGATTTAAAAGATGAATTTAGTTTATTGTCTAACAACTATCATGCGTTATGGCGTATATTAGAAAAATACACAAGTAGCTTATTTGTAGAGCCTTTGAAAAAATTAAAAGATAATGAAAATTTTAATTTTGATTGCTTCTCTCGAGGACAAATATTAAGTAAAAAATGGTTAGCAAATACAGTGTCGTCATTAGACGCAATAGAAAATTTAGGTATAGTATTTTTATGTGCTGGATGGTATGCAACAGTTGTGCCGCTATTACGAGAGCATGGTGTAGATTTTACTAAAATGTACAGCTTTGATAGTGATCCTACTTGCTGGAAAATTGCAGAACTGTTTAATAAAGATATAGTAGCAGGCGATTGGAAGTTTAAAGCACAGACAATGGATATACATAACATTGATTATTCCTTTTTTGAATTTAAAACTTTAACAGCACAAGAAGATAGAGAAGTAACTTTAGAAGCAAGACCGGAGACAATTATTAATACAAGCTGTGAACATATAGAAAACTTTACTTTATGGTATGATAGATTGCCACAAGGAAAGTTGTTAATATTACAAAGTAATGATTTGAAAATAGATGAGCATATTAATAGATCGAGTAATTTACAACAGTTTGAATCACAAACGCCAATGTCGGATGTACTGTTTTCAGATGAATTAAATTTAGAAGGTTATACAAGGTTTATGAGAATTGGATATAAGTAATCTAAGCGTTAGAGATTTGCAAAAAGAAAGTGCTCGTGCTTTGAGCACTATGCAAGCTACTAATAATAACATACATAAGTTTAATAAAAAAGCACATCACAATAGTCATAACTGGTATATTGCAGTTATTGAATGGTATGTGGATACATATGGCGACCTTCCTAGTAAAATTGGGCCAGGAAAAGACATTAAGTTGATTTTGGAATAAAAATGGAATTTTATAATAAACAAGATATCATTAATATAGAATTTTCAAAATTTGTTAAAAAAGTAGGTATTAAACTTAGCGGCGGTATTGATAGTGCTATAGTTTGTTATATGCTTGCATTGTATGTAAAAGAAGAACGTTCCGATACTGTTATTCACCCTATAAGTTGTATAGCAGAAAATAAACCATTTCAAGAAGTTTATGCAAAAAGAGTAATGAATAAAATTACAGAACTTACAGGTGTTAATTTTGGTGAGCATTTTATAGGCACAATAAGAACAGACGCTGCGAACAATTACATTGGAGATATGAGCGATATAGTAATGGATTTGTATAAACAAAAAAAAATACAAGCACATTTTGTAGGTTTGACTGCAAATCCTAGTAAAAAGAAAGCACCCGAACTATATGACGGCAAACATATTTACGATAAAGGTCGTAAAAAGAAAAAACATCATAAAAAACCACAACGTTATGGGGTTAGATCATTTCGACCTTTAATCAATATTGATAAACGCGGTGTACAAGAGCTGTATAAATCTTTAGGTGTGTTAGACAGCTTATTACCTGAAACTCGTAGTTGTGAAGTTTTTACAGAAAATTGGTCAGTAATTTGTAAAGATTGTTGGTCATGCAGAGAGAAACACTGGGGATTTGGTCACTACTAATGTACAAGTATGAAAATATACGAACCATACACTTAGAAAATACACAAAATTGTCAGGCAAGTTGTCCAATGTGTGATCGTAACCAAAACGGTGGCGCAATAAATCCACATATCGATCTTAGCGAATTGACACTTGATGATTGCAAGCGTATTTTTGAACCAGAATTTATCCAACAATTAAACACTATGTACATGTGTGGCAACCTAGGCGACCCTATTGTTGCACGGGATACACTTGAGGTATTTCAATATTTTAGAAAACACAATTCTAAAATGTGGTTATCAATGAATACAAATGCAGGTGCAAGAGACGAAGCATGGTGGCAGGAACTTGCAAAAACTTTTGGTCGTATGGGCGCTGTTATTTTTAGTGTAGATGGAATGTCCGATACTAATCATATCTATCGTCAAGGTGTAGTATGGGATAACGTAGAACGCAGTATGCGAGCATTTACAAATGCAGGCGGCCGTAGCCGATGGGATTTTTTAATATTTGAGCATAATCAACATCAAGTAGAACAAGCCAAATTATTAAGTGAAAAAATAGGTTTTGAAAGATTTGTTGCAAAGAAAACTGGTAGATTTATAAGTGCAAAAAGCGAAAAAAAGGAAACACACCAAGCAGTGGATCGTAAAGGAAATAAAACTGCTGAATTAAAAAAACCTAACGCACAGTATCAAAATGCAGCTATTAAGCAATATGACGATATCAAACAAAAACACGGTACGATGGATGCATATTATGATCAAGCTGAAATATTTTGTAAGGTAAAAGACGAAGGCAGCTTGTTTATTACAGCAGAAGGTCTTGCTATGCCGTGTTGTTGGACCGCAGGTCGTATGTATAAATGGTGGCATAAAGATCCAAAAGTTGAACAAGTATGGGATTTTATAAAAAGTGTTGGTGGAAAAGATGCTATCAGTGCAAAAAAACACGGATTAAAGGCGGTATTTGATACAGGTATATTTAACAACATAGAAGAAAGTTGGAATAAACCTAGTTGCAAAGCTGGAAAGTTGAAAGTCTGTGCTATGAAGTGTGGTAAGGAATTTGATCCTTTTTCGGAGCAATTTAAATAATGAAATTAAAAACTTTGCAAGATAATTTGTCAGAAAAACCTAGATGGCCAGACAATGCTGCTTTGAATTACATTTTTCAAAATTATAATTTTTTTATATATCCGGAATATAAATTAGAAAAATTAAATAATATTCCTAGTGCGTTTGCAGACTATATGCCGAGTCGAAGACTTAGAAACTTATATAGCAACCTAGATTATAGAATGCTATCTATGTATCATAAACTTGAATTATGGCTACAGGGAACAATTGATTTATGTAATTTTATTATAACTGACATTGATCAAAACGGAATTTTTATGCCTATTCAAAAGTTTTATGAAGCAGTGCACCCCGGTAATAAACGATTATTAATAGCTAGATATTTAAATTTAGACACAGTGCCAATTCTTGAGCAAACAAAAAGTACAAAACCTATCAAAAAAACTAGTTACACACAAATTAAAAATCAAGATGAAATTATATCTAATTTTGGTAATGATATTAGTGTGCAAATACGTAATAAAGAACGCTTAGAAATAAGCTGGCACGGTTTGTCTAGTTTTAGGGATGATAACGGATATGATGATTGGTTTAGAAAAAGTGAAAGCAGACCTAGTTCATGTAATTACAGAGAGTATCTATTAGAATATGGGCTAGAAGTTATAAATCCTGTAAGCAAAAAAGTTTTAGTAAATAATAATTTTGTAACTGATATGAAAACAAAGTCTCCTAAGAATGAAGTTTATATCGAAGTTCTTGATAAAGATATTATGTATCAAAATTTTGATTTTTGGGAATTATTTTTTCATATAGATCCCGATATAAGAATTAAAGAATGCGAAACAAAAAAAATACGTATTGTTAATCTAACTGCAAATAGTGATAAAGAATTATTTAATTGTAAATTATATAATACACTAGTACGTAAGAAGATAAAATTTTGATAAATTACAATTTTATATACAAAAAGATATCTAGTAGTTATACATTTTTTAAATTTGATGATTTACTGGAAAAATCAGTCTTTGACGCACTAGTAGATGAATACCAAAAATTTCCATTTGATACTTTTTCTGGCCAACGAACTGACGTCAAAAATAGAATATTTTGTAATTCTATTCAGTCTAAATTATTATACGAGTTAGGTAAAGAATTCGATACTGCTAAATGTAAAGAATTTTTTGGAAATGTGTGTAATCAAAACTTTATTAAATGTAAGACAAGAATTGAACTTTGTAACGATGCTAAAGGAAGCTATCTACACAGTCATGTTGATGATAAAGCAAAGTTGTTTACTTTGCAAGTTTATTTAACATCATTGCAAGACAGTACGATATTAAACAATAGTCAAGTTGCAGCAAAAGAAAATTCTGGTTGGTTTTTTAAAAACACAGGAACCGAATATCATAGTCTAAAACCGTTAAGTAATGATAGAAGTAGTATTATTGTAAACTACGTAAATGATCAATGGAGAAATCAATCAGTTTTAGTTAACTAATAGCTTTCCCTAAGTTATACAGCGGAGCTAACAGTGGAATATCTTGGCAAAGATCAGTACCTCTTTTAATGTCTAGTGCATTTACGCCGTTGTACCATGCTTTTAAATTTCTATAATTGTTCAAACTATAGCTTTTTTCATGCTGTGCTGCTTTTCCGTCTCCAGTTAACCAGTCTAACCATTTATGTAAATTATCTTCCCAGCCTACTGGATGATTTCTTGATTGTATTGATTTTGTTAAAGAATCAATTGCTGTTTGTTTGACATCTGAATTATAGTTTAACATACTCGGATTGGTAGTTTCGTTTGTCCACACAGTTAGTTTACCGTATACCGTTTTATTTTTACAGTTTTGAATAAACCATTCACCTAATTCATGAATATTACAAGCATTAAACATATTATAGCAAGTTTGGATTTTTAAATTTATATTAGTATTTGAGATCTTTTCATAGGTCGCTAACCATTTTTTATCAGTATATCCCCACCTTATATATTCTCCTATTTTTCCGAAACCGTCATTGCTCATAACAACATCTGCATTGTCGCCCCAGTGTACTAGATAGTCTTCTATTATATCTGTTCCTTTGTAACTTTTAGTAACACTACCGTTTGTGTGAGTCCAAATGTTTATTTTTTTGTGTAGTTTTTTCTTTAATAATACTTCAAGCAGTTCGTATATATCTTCGTTCAAAAATGGCTCTCCGCCATTAAAATGAATACGCCTTATAGTATCTTTATGACGCAATATGTAATCTATTTTATTGTTATTAGAATTTGTCCAATCTTTAGTATCAATGTGATATGATGATGGATTTTTGCCGTTGAGTATAGCAAATTCTTTTTTGAAATTTTTGTTAATAGTTGAACTTAGATCAGGAACACAACCTATGCATGCAAAGTTACATTTATTTGACCAAAGCAAATCTAACCATTCCGGTTTATGTTTATGTAAAGTACCGTCTGAGTCTGTGTTTTTTACTAGGTCGGCAATAACTGCTTCAGTACTCATTTTGTTAGCAGCAATTCTGTTAATAGAATGATTTCCTGCTTCTTCTTGTACCCAGCATTCTTTACACTGTTCTGGCTTTTTGCCTTCTAAAAATTCTTTTCTAACACTCTTAGCATGATCACTGTTATACATTTGCTCAAAGGAACTTTCTGTATTTTTTCCAATTGGCCATCTTGTCTTACAACATGTGTTAACTATTCCGTTTGGGCCTTCATGTAAACTATTCCATGGACTTGCACAAAAACTTTCACCGTAAGCATTTGTTAGTTTGGCATGCATTAAATTCTTGCCGCTATTTTTATTCATAAATATATTTATTGGAAGCGATTAATGCAAATAAAAAATATACAACGAGTAGAATTAGAAATTTCCAGTGACTGTAACGCAGCATGTCCGGGATGTGCTCGGACTCAAAATTTAGATATTTTAAAACCACAGAACTTAACACTACAACAAATTAAAAATTGGTTCCCAGACCCAAAAGGAATAAAATTCAAGTTTTGTGGAGTTCTAGGAGATCCTATTGTAAATCCTGAATGTTTAGAAATAACACAATATCTAGTAGAAAAAGGTGCATTTATACAATATAGTACTAACGGAGGACGTAACAGTGCTTCGTGGTGGAACGAACTAGGTAAGTTAAATATTAAGGTAAATTTTTGTGTAGACGGTACGCATAGTAATTATATATATAGAGTTAATACAAATTTTGATATAATCAAACGGAACATGAAAGCGTATAGTGACGCAGGCGGCCAAGGAACGTGGATATACATTGTTTTTGATCATAATGAACACGAAGTTGATGAAGCTAAAAAATTAGCAAGAGAATACGGATTTGATTTTGCAACCCGTACTGGTATGAGGAATAGTTATCATGATTGGGTATCAAAAATCGGTAAGAAAAACGATAAAACCGATGTAGTAATAACAACTAGTGGAGCAAAAGAGCACAGCAAAAAAGCAGTAGTAGCCGAGCTTGATAAATTTATTACAAATGAAAATAAATCAGAACAGCAAACAAAAGAAATATTATCAAGTATTGATTGCAAATTTTATCATGGAAAAGAAATTTTCATCGCAGCTAATAGTACTGTTTGGCCGTGTTGTTTTCTATGGGATAGTGCATTCAAAAATAAAGAACAAATATTAGACAAATATAAAACCTTTCCTACGGATTGGAACAATTTACAGTTTCATTCCCTAGATGAAATTCTAAGTACAGAATACTATCAAAAAGTTTTGCAAGACAGTTGGGACCCTAAACATAATCTTCATATAAGTAGATGCATTAGAACATGTGCTAAAAAGGGTGCGTACCAAAATGAAATAAAATTCCATGACAAATAAGTGTGCAGCACCTTATATAGGTCTTTTTTATAAAACTGACAAAAATACAATTGCTCCTTGTTGCAATTATGATGATGATTATAATCTAGATGATTATAATTATAAAAAGGTTGCTAATTACGTTAACAGAAAAAAACAAAAAGAGTGCAGAGTTTGTTGGAATAAAGAAACTTATACAAGTGAAATGTCTTTACGGAATTGGTTTTCTCAACTAGACAAAGAGCATCAATCGTCCATTGATTACAAAAAGCATAAACCAATTTGGGCAGATATAAGAACAAGCAATTATTGTAATTTACAATGCAACATGTGTTCACAAGCAGACAGTTCTCAAATACAAAGTTTTGTAAAAAAAAATACACACATGTCTAAATATTTTAGGCAAGTAGCTGCTGGTAATAATTTGGATATTAACATTGATATTGATTTTAGTAATTTGAAATTTTTAAAACTTGCTGGCGGAGAACCAACCATTGATCCGTATTGTATTGCATTCTTAGATAAATTTATAAAAAAATATGATGCATCAAAAGTTGAGTTAATAATTACTACAAATGCAACTAGAATAAAAAACTTTTTTGACAAATACAAAAGTAAGTTTAAAAGTTTAACAGTTATATTAAGTATTGATGCTGTTGATGAGGTGTACAACCTCATAAGATTTCCAGCAAATTGGAATACAGTAAAACATAACGTTGATCAACTTTGTACAATGAAAGAGATTAATATAAATCTAAATTTTGTCATACAACCTTATAACATTTTAGTAGCAGACCAATGGTTGCATTTTATTTCTAAGTTTGTAAAAGACAGGCCAAAAACAAAAATAGATTTTTTAAATTGCATTAATCCTAAGCATTTTAGTATCGACGCAATGCCAGACTCGGCAAAGCAGTTTGTTACTGATATGTTGAAAACATCAGAGAAAAATTTTCCTAATATACGGAAAAAAATTAGTGAATTACAAACTATTGTTACAAATTCTTCTTATAAACAAGATTACCATGCAGTACTAGTAGATCATCTACATGACATATCTAAAATAAGAAACATAGATTATATAAAAACTATACCTGAATTTAAATATCTTCTATAATGTCTATTAAGTCGTCATGAAGAAAGTCTTTATACGACTGTTTTCGAGAGAAATCTAATAAATCTATATCTTGTTTTAACATTGTTAATTTTTTTGTTTTTGTATCAATGTCAATTGGATTTTCTATGTTAAACTGCAAATAATTTTTAATTTTTCTCACAGCATGTATTGATGTTTTAGTACAGTCTTGTTCTAAAATCTCAAAATAGTTTAATGCTTTTTTTAAAATATGAGTAGGAAGATATTTAACATCAAACACGCTATCTTTAGGATGAGGATTAGGAATGCATTTCCATTTTATGTTATTCGAGCAAGTAGTTGATAGTTTTTCTATGTAGGTTACAAGATAGTGTATGTTTAATATGTTGTAAGAAGTTAGTACACTGCAAAAATGTATTTCAGTATTGTGATTTTGGTTATGAGATATTAAACGATTTATATTTTCAGTGAGTTTACTCCACAAAAACGGATGACGTATGTACTCATAGGTTGAATCTGTGCCATCTACACTTATTGTAAAATGTTTATTAGTAAATTTATCTAAAGTTTTCAATAATCTCTGATTAAATTTTGTACCATTTGTTGTAAGATGAATTTTGATATTAGGATTTTGAATATTATCTATTATTTGCCAAAAAGTAGAACTTATTGTCGGCTCGCCGCCTGTAAATTTTATTTCTTCTAAAGTATCAGAAATTTGTACTATTTCATCTATATATTTTTGGCCCATATTAAAAAAAGCACTGGTGCCTTTTGGATCTAATTTTGCATAACTTACAGAATGCTTTGGCCAATTGCTAACTAATGGTTTGTCATTGCTTATGAGATTATTTACATCTATTCTTAAACTGTTTGACGACGACGGAGTACACATTCGACATCGTAAATTGCATGCTTCATCAGTAAGAATATCTAATTTTTTAATTTTTAGTTTTTTTGTCTTTTTGTAAGTTGTATTATTTGATTCACATGCTATTGTTCTTGGACTTTGGCCAGTTTGCTTCTCTAAGTTCCAGCAATAATTACATAGAGAATTTTTCTTTCCGTTCATTAAGTCTTTACGTAGATTTTGAAAGGTCTGACTGTCAAAAACTTTTTGCAGATCTGTTTCTTTATTTACTTCAGTTATGGGACGATCGTGTTTCATATTACAACACGGATAAACTTTATGAATTTGGCCGTTTAGCCAACTTTTAAGAGCTAATGATTCAAAAGGAAAAGGACAAAATGTAGAATCGTTCATGAAATATTTACCTTATTTAATGCAGTTATAAATATCTTTATGAGTAACAAAGTTTCTGACTTAAAAAATTTTTGTATACTACCTTTCATCCATTTAGCAACGACTACTGAAGGTAACGTAAGATTATGCTGCAAAGTTAATCGAAAAAAAGTAGCAGTGAAAAATAATAATGAAAAATTTAATATTGCAAAGGATTCAGTTACTGAAATTTGGAATAGCGATTACATGAACGAAGCTAGGCAGAAAATCTTAAATGATGAAAGATTGCCAGAGTGTGAAATTTGTTGGAAAGAGGAAGTTGATTTTGATAAAGATTGGACTGAAGTAGGACCAAAACAATTTTTACCTAGTAAACGAATGAAAGAGAATGTAAAATGGCAAGATGCTTTAACTAGGTCGTTTGACGAAATAGTTACAAATCCTCAGATTTCATATTTTGATATTAGATTAAATAATTTATGCAACTTAAAATGCAGAATGTGCTGGCCCCAGTTTAGCAGTCAAATTGTTAAAGAACAGCAACAATTTCAAGATACCAATCAACCCACTTGGTATAAAGATCTAACTTTTGATAAAATAGATGACATATCTGTTTTTTGGAAAAGTTTAGAAGATAATATATTTGAAGTAAAAGAAATAACTTTTGTCGGCGGTGAACCTACATTACACGATGAGATGTATGACTTACTTGACAATCTAGTAGAAAAAGATTATGCTAAACAAATAACATTAAAGATGACTACTAATTTAACAAATTTACAGCCTAGATTGTTAGCAGTAATAAACAAATTCGAAAGAGTTATTTTTAATTTAAGCATCGACGGCACAGAAAAAGTAAATGAATATATAAGATACCCTAGTAAATGGGAAGTGTTATCTACTAATTTAGCAAAGTTACTAGAGCAAGACGGAAAACAAGTTACAATAAATATTTCTTATGTTGTACAAATATATAATGTTTTTGATGTGTTTGATATGGCAAAATGGTATATCGAACAATTTAGAGTCAATCAACGAATACGTTATAATTTTAATTTATCGTTTGATTTTTTATATGATCCTAGTAGGTTAAGTATTAAAATTTTAAATAATCAAGGCAAAAAAGCTTGGTTTGAAGAGTATACTAAATGGAAACAATATTATAAAAATCTAATGGATAATATAGATAATGAACCCGAAAACGTTAAAGTAACTTGGTATAAGATTGATAGAATTAACAAAGATATTGTAAAAATCGGAAAGCATGCTGATGTGCTTATCCCAAATGAAGAAAAAACTGAAATGGTTTTTAATGCGCTGCCTAGCAATCTTACAGAAGATCAGCATGGACATAAAGCAGAGCAAAGAATAGAATGTGAAAAATACACAGAACAACTCGATGCGCATCGCGGGCAATCAATTTTAGACATATTCCCAAAGTTTTACGAATATATTTTTACGGATGATAATAAATGACAGTAAGTGATACATTTTGTATTTTACCCTGGGTTCATTTGAGCACTAGGCCAGACGGAAGTATGCGAGTATGTTGTACAGCAAATGCATCTAGTGTAGGAGCTACCAACGATCGTGAACACGGTGGTATGGTAGGAATTTTAAAAACAGATGACGGTAAGCCTAATAATTTAAATGTAAGTGATTTTTTAAGTAGTTGGAATAGCACTTATATGAAAAATGTCAGAAGACAAATGATGAATGGTGAAAAGCCTCCTAGTTGTTTAAAATGTTATAAAGAAGAAGCAGCCGGTCATCGTAGTAAACGCCAATGGGAAACAGAGTACTGGAGCAAAAGAGTAAGTGTTGGTAAATTAATAGAAAACACAAACGATGACGGAAGTGTACCTCCGCAATTAGCTTATATTGATTTGCGGTTTGGCACTAAATGCCAACTAGCATGCGTAATGTGCTCTCCGCACGATAGTTCGGGTTGGATAAAAGATTACAAAGCTATTTTTCCAGCAGTAGAAAATGCCAGTTTAAAAACAACAATGCAATGGAAAGACAAAGGCAGTTACAACGGTAGTAGTTACAATTGGCATAAGCAAAATCCTGTATTTTGGGAGCAATTTTATGAACAAATTCCTAACATGCAACAAATTTATTTTGCAGGCGGCGAAAGCCTTATTATCGAAGAGCACTACGAAATATTAGAAAAATGTATTGAAATGGGTTATGCTAAAGACCTAGAAATAAGATATAATTCAAATGGTGTAGAATGGCGAGATGACTTATTTGATTTATGGAAACATTTTAAATTAGTGCGTTTCCATTACAGTATAGATAGTATAGAAGAAATGAATGATTACATACGCTATCCAAGTAAGTGGAAAAGGCAAAAAGAAGTATTTCATATTCTTGACAAAGAAACATCAAACAATGTAGAAATTACTGTAGCTTGTGCAGTTCAAGCGTTAAACATATATTATATTCCTGACTTAATAAAGTGGAAACTAGAGCAAAACTTTAACAAAATAAATATGTGGCCGTTTGGAGCAGGTGGTGTAAATTATCATTTTGTATACCATCCGCCGCATTTAAATGTTAAAATTTTGCCTAACGAGTTTAAGGAAAAATGCAGAAAAAAATACGAAGAGTTTTATCCTTGGTGGGAAGCTAATTGGGAAAAAGGCATTCCAAGTTGGCATAAAGGAAAAGTAACGTACGAAGATTGGCGAACAGCAAATTATGGTATACAACGTTTAGAAGGTATGTTACAATTTATGGAATCAGAAGATTGGAGTATTCGATTGCCTGAAATGAAAGAATTTCTAGAACTTTGCGATAAACAAAGAAGCACCAGTTGGCAAGATGTATTTCCTGATATGAAAGATATATTTAATGAAATTTAATGTAGAATTGAATAATAAAAGTTATAATTACTGGAAAGTACCTAAAAACATTTTACAGCCCTTAGATAATACGGTGTTTCCATTTGATCCTACATGGAAAAAAATAGCAGTAAATGTGAGCGGAGGTGCGGATAGTGCTTGTGGTACAGCTACTTTATGTTCTTTTATTGAAAAAACCAAGTCTAATGCAGAATTAATTGTTATTTCTAATGTAAGAGTATGGAATAATAGGCCCTGGGCAGCACCTATTAGTGTAGAAGTTTTTGAAAAATTACAGTCGATGTTTCCTAATATTAAAATGACAAGATTAGAAAACTTTATTCCGCCTGAACTCGAAGACGGTGCAATAGGAAAAATAGCGCAGCTAGACAAATCTGGTGATAGAATTTGCACAAACAGTTTTAATAGCTACGTGCAGCACAGGTATGATATAGATGCAGTTTATGGATTTATAACAAATAATCCTATAGATGAAAAGTTTAAGCATAGGGGTGAACCTTGGGACAGAAAGTGGACTTGGAAAAAAGTTATGAGGGAACTTGACTGTCCGCAATGGCATCTTAACAATGACAAGCGTACGGTTTTGCCGTGGAGATTACTTTCTAAAGATTTTGTAATAGGACAGTATTATAAAAATGGATGGGAAGATTTACTTGCTACTACAAGAAGCTGCGAAGGTGATAAATTATTACTATCTCAGTTTGAAGATTATACTACGTATAAACACGGTAAAAGTCCTTTAATAGAATGTTTAGATTTGACAGATGATTTAGAAAAAGGCTGTTGTTATTGGTGTGCAGAACGCAAATGGGCAATTGACTCTGCAAAGAAGAAGTTAAAGATAAAATAATGTCAAACACTTTTTGCCCTATACCTTGGATTTTTCAAGCAGTACGAGCTAATGGCGATGTAAGAGTTTGCTGTCAAGCTAACGTAACACCTAATAAAGGTGTTTTGCGTAAACAAGATGGGTCAGCTTACAATGCTGGATTTGATAGCTTAGACGATAGTAGAAATTCTAAGTTAATGCGTGCTATGCGCATTAATATGCTTAATAATCAATGGAGTCAAGAGTGCGGCCGGTGTTTAACAGAAGAATCCAACGGCTTACATAGCAGGCGTACAGAAGAACTAAAACAATGGGACTATACACTAGAGCAGGCTAAAGCTGATACTGATCAAGACGGTAATATAAACACAGAGTTAGTGCCAGTACGCCATTATGATATACGATTTGGTAATTTTTGTAATTTAAAATGTAGAATGTGTGGACCTACTGATAGTAGTGCTTGGTATGAAGATTGGATAAAATTAACCGGATCAAATACTTTTAAAGATAGTAGCGGAAATATTACAATTGAAAATACCAGTAAAGGGTTGCATGCGAAAGAATTTGACTGGCCTAATTATGAACCTTTTTGGCAACAATTAGAAAAAAATGCAAATACTATAGAGCATGTATATTTTGCAGGCGGCGAACCTATGCTAATTGAGCGCCATTATGATTTCTTAGAATACTGTGTACAAAATGATTACGCTAAAAATATTTCTGTAGAGTACAACACAAATATGAGTACATTACCATCACGAGTTAAAAAGTTATGGGAATGGTTTAAATCAGTTAAGATAGGTGCAAGTATAGATGGAATGGATAAAGTTTTTGAATACCAACGGCATCCAGCAAAATGGCTTAAAACTTTAAAAAATTTACAAACATTAGACAATATGGCAGGAAATGTTAGAAGTTGGCTAGCGTTTACTGTAACAGCTTATACTGTGGATCATATGATTGATTTTATGAAATGGAAACTTACAGAAAGTGGTTTTAAAAAAATAAACAGTACTAGAGGTAAACCTATAATTACTCATCATGTAGCACATCACCCAAAGCATTTAAATATAAGAGTGTTACCGAACGAAGAAAAAGCAAGACTTACAGAACGTTTTAATGATTTTCTTACGTGGATTGAAGAAAATAATTTTGAAAAACACGTTGTAGAACATGCTCATAGAATTGTAAACGGAGTATGTAAATATATGAATAGTGAAAGTTACTATAATGATCACTGGCAAGAATTTTGCAGCTACACTAAAAAATTAGACACTATGCGCAATGAAAGCATAGCAGAAGTATGCCCTAACTTAGAAAAGTATATGATATGACCGAAACAATTGAAAAAACTGATTTTAAAGCAGTAAATTTGTTAGATGGACACAATTTAACTGTGACTTGGGATGTAGGCCGTCGTTGTAATTATGACTGCACTTATTGTCCGGCACATAGACATGATAATTTTTCACCTCATGCAAGTTTAGAAACACTGCAAGATACTGCTAATTTTGTATTTGAATACGGCGAACTCCTAACACGATACAAAACTAATAAACGCTTAAATTTAAATTTTACTGGAGGTGAACCTACAGTAAATCCAAACTTTTTAAAGTTTGGAGAATGGCTAAAAGAAACTTACAAAGAAAAGTATAAGAAAAAATTTATGCTTAACCTTACTATTACAAGTAACGGAGCTTTTAGTAGGAAAATGGCTGACAGCATAATCGAAAACTATGGTTTTATTACAATAAGCTATCACGCCGAAGCTCATCAAAAGCTTAAAAAACAAGTAGTAGATAACATTTATTATCTTACTGAAAAGAAATTTCCATTGAAAACCAATGTTATGTTCCATGCAGAGTATTTTGAAGAATGCAAAGATTTATGTTTACAATTAGATCGAGACGGCATAGGATTTGTTCCTAGATTAATCGGTGAACATGAAGACAGTCATAACAGCTTTGCTCATAGATATACCGACGAACAACTTTCTTGGTTTAAAGAGTATTGGGCCAATAAAAATGCTAAATTGAATGAGTCTAAAGTAGCAAAAGAAGCAAAAGTATCTCATGAAGCTAGTGCAGTTCAAACTGAAAAATCACAAGAGAAAAAACTTGCAAGAGAATTAGGAAGGCCTTGCTGTGGTAGTAGAACAATGGAAGTTTGTAGCAATGACGGCGAATGGAAAAAGAGTCAATTTTTAGAGTTTGCTAAATTTAGAAATTGGCATTGCAGTGTAAATTGGTTCTTTTTGCATATAGAACAACAAACAGATACTATTTGGCATCATCAAACTTGCCAAGCAAGATTTGACGGTACTCGAGGCCCAATCGGATCAATTACTGAAAATAGAAAAATTCTAGAAAATTTACGAAGTAATATAGAAAATAATACAATGCCAGTAATTCAATGCCCGTTAGGTCCTGGAAAGCACTGTGGTTGTGGTCTATGCGTGCCTAAAGCTACTGAAAAACAGCAGTTGTTTGACATACTACCTAGTCATTTAACTGACATGAAGGTATTTGGCTAATGTATTTCTAAAATAGGTGTGGTCTTGTTAAAAGAACCACATGTATAGACAACTTTATCGTTTAAAACACATTCTGTACGATCAAATCGGCTGTCTGGTAAACCTATACCTAACATAAGTGTAATTTTTAAATTTAAAGTTTGACCTATATGTTTATTCAAAACACCTTCAACTTTTTTCTCTTCGAAACATACACAGAAACCGGTCTTATACCCAAGCTCTGCTGCTGCTAATGCAGCAGCACCACTAGAAATACCTACAGCCATAAGATGATCTTCTCTACTATTCCTGCCTTCAGGACAAATAGACCCGTCCCAAATTAGTAATAATGGTGCGTATACTTGGCCATTTCTATATTGATTAGGAACTTCTTTTAATTTGAGATCGCCAGCTGCCCATGCCCCTTTTATATATATTTTTTTAGAAATGCTTGTATTTTGTATAGCCAAAAGTCTATACAAATTTTTATTATTTTTTGATGGCATAGTTGTGCAAACTGATAAAATATAATCTACATGCTCTTTAGGTAATAGCTGCGTTATATCATAATTGCGCTGACAACGTTCAGCAGTTTCTGCATATTTTTTCAACAACATATATTTTCCTATAATAAATATATTTATGAAATTTGGATGCCCTTTGCCCTTAAACGCTCTATTTATACGTCCCGATGGAGAAATTTCACCATGTTGTGTATTTTATGATGTTGATAAACCGAAGTCAATAAACATATCAAACCCTAATGTTTTTAATGATAAGTATTTAGAGAACTTACGAGATAAATGCAAAAAAGACGAAGCTCATCCAGGTTGCACACGATGTTATCAAGAAGAAAAAATTGCAAATAAAAGTTATAGAACTGATGTACTAGAACCGAGTGTACAAGATTATCTTGGTACAATTAGCTTGAGAGAACATACAGATCCGTATATAAGTTTTTTAGACATTGCGTTTAGTAATTTATGTAACAATAAATGCAGAATGTGCGGCCCGTCGTTAAGCACCAATTGGTACACTGATGCAAAAAAATTAGAACAAATGGCAAGCAAAAAAGACAAGAGTTTTCCTTTTGATACATATAAAGGTGTAGTAAATAATAATTTTTTAGATAAAGGTGATTTTTCTCGAGTACAGCATATTAAGTTTTTAGGCGGTGAACCTCTATTAGAGCAAGATAAAATGATAAGTCTTATAGAAAAATGCGACACTAAAAATTTAACTATTCATTTAGTCACCAATGCAACAACCATACCTAACAATAAATTAATAGGTATACTTAAGCAATGTAAATCTGTATCTATTGCATTAAGCGTAGACTCTTATGGCAAGATGAACGATTTTTTACGTAAAGGGTCAACATGGAAGAACACAACAGCAACTATAGAATGGTTTAACAAAAATTTTGATCAATTAAGTATACAAAGTGTTGCAAGTATATATAACGTTAATATAGTTGATAGATTAATGGACTATTGTATTACTAATAAGTTTGATCATCGTTATTCGTTAATAAGCGGACCAAATTACATGCAAATACGTAATCTGCCTGATCAAGCAAAAAATAGCCTTAAGAAAAAAATAAACAATTGGTTGTTGAAAAATAAATATAAACCATATAAAGTATTTTTTAAACTTTTACAAAATGAGATAAATCAAACGGGTGATATACGAAAATTTCATTATATGGATTCAATAATGAATAAAATAAGAAATGAACATTGGCGTGCACTTAATCCCGAACTTTATAAGTGGATATCAAGTGGATCGTAATACATTATTTCATTATACAGGTATAGGTACATTAATTTCAAAAAGACTTTTGCATGAAAATAGCACAGCTATTGAAGTTGGAATTGGCAAGTGTACCCATAATACTTTAGAATATACAAAATTATTTAAAACAGTATACGCTATAGATGCGCATGAGAGTAGTTATGAACTAATCATGCAAGACATCAAAAATAAAAAATTAAATAATTTAGAAGCTTATCATTATTTTTTATCAGATAAGCAAGAAACTGTACAATTTCATTGCAGTAATCAAGATATAGGTTATTCTACACGGTATTTTGATATGGTAGAAGATGATGCAAAACACAATACGGTTTTGCACACGCCGTTGCTCTCACCACTTCTTCCACACGATGTGAATAACAATGTTAAGAAACAAATATTACCAAATTGGTTTACTATTGAAATGCAATCTTCTACACTCGACAATGTATTTTTAGAAAAAATTGAAGATTTGTCCTTTATAAAAATTGATGCTGAAAGTAGTGATATTGCTATCATTAAAGGAGCAAACAAACTTATTGAAAAGTGGAGACCGTTGATACAATTTGAACACTTGAATGATAATCCTATTAGAGAAATTGATACTCCGTATATAAGACAATTTTGTGCTCAGCACAAGTATCAATTTGTAAAAAACGTAGAAATATCATCTTTCATACTGATACCTAAAAAAGGAAAGTAATGAGAATACATGTTTATGGTTGTAGTTGGAGTTGGGGCCAACCGCACATTAATAATTTTGATAATTGGCCAAAACAGTTAGCTTTATTAGAACCATCTTGGAAAATTTATAATTTTTCTTATGCTGGCTCTAGCATACATTTTTCTTCAGCTTTGATAATGCATTTATCAAAAAAAATTAACGAACCTACATATCACATTTTTCAGGGAACGACTGCATGGAGATGGACCTACATGCCCAAAATAATAGATCCAATGCAATATTTAAAAAAGGAATTGTCAAATTATTGGGGGCTTTGGCTTGATCGTGAATCTCATGCAATAACTTATCAACCAAAACTTACAAGTAAAGGACCGTTGAAAATTAGGAATTTTTACAAAAGCAGGTTAAAAATAATTCCTACAATAGAAAGTGAATTAGAATTCAGTAATACTTTCGAAGCAATAAGAAATAATTTTAATTTAACATTTTTCCAAACATTTGGGGGATATAGTACATATAAAAAATACTATGATCATAATGTACTGTGTATTGAAGAGGTATTAGGTGATGATTTATTTCACGAATATATAGTTGACAAAGGTGCCCATTTTGGTGAAGAAGGATTAAAATGGCAAGCAAAATATATTAGGAATTTAATTACTGGATAAGTATTTTCATGTCCGAAGATTTAAAATGGTCAGATTACGACTTTACAAAAATACCATTTGATGATATAATACAAGTAGGGCAGCGTACTTTACTATACAGAGACTTGTTCACAGTAAGCTGGTTACTAGGACGCTTCTGTAACTATCGTTGTAGTTACTGCTGGCCTTATGCTCGCAGTGATAAAAAAGATCACAGACCGACTAAACTATGCTTGAGGACAATAGATGAAATTAAACGACAAGCTCGGGGCAATGGATTTAATAGCTTTCATTTCAGCCTTAGTGGGGGTGAACCTACTTTTCATCCCGGTTATCTTGACATACTTAAATATCTCGCTGACGACGTTGATAACACTAATTACACAAGTATTCATATGACGTCAAACTGCTCTCGACCTATGAAGTGGTTTGAGACATATGTAGAATACGCAAAGCCGTTCCACCGTGCTAGTATTACTGCTAGTTTACATACAGAGCATCTAAATACCCGCGAGAAGATGCAGGACTTTGCTAATAAGCTTGTACTGTGTCAAGAACACGATGTCCAAGTTACTATTAACATGGTTATGGTTCCAGAATGGTTTGAAAGGGACTGGGAAAACGCACTGTTCTTCCACGAACAAGGAATCAATGTTACCCTTAAACCACAATCAGATCCTACTGCATCACGTGTGGTCGAAGGTTACAAAGAAGAAGACTTAAAGCGGCTTTGGAACGGTATGCCGCAAATGGCATACACTGAAGTAAAGCGCAAGTGGGCTAATAGACCTAAACCTAATTTCGAACTACCTTCATATGCAATAGGCGAAAATGATAAAAGTGTACCGTGGCATATGCAAGTAGAATTTACAGATTCCAAAGGTAAAAAATGGTATATGGATCAAGCTGAAAGATTTAATGCATTTGATTTCAATAAATTTAAAGGATGGAGCTGCAATGCTGGCTATAGCGGTATTATTATTAGAGAACCTGACGGTAGTGTAAAGCGCAGCTACAGCTGTCATGATGCTCCCCTGGGCAATATAGAAACTGGATTTAAACTTTTTGATAGTGCAAAACCTTGTATTACTGAAAGTTGTGTTAGTTCAGCTGATAGCAAGATACCTAAACGCAAGAAATAAATAATTTTAGTATGAAATATAAATTTTTTAAAAACCTAACTGATTTACCTGTACTAGATGTTACAGAAGAATTAGACAATTTAATAGATAATGAAATAATATCATGGGAAAAAAGAGACAGTCAAATTTGTCTTAACACTACAAAAGATCGTCCCGATGATATACATTACGGATCCGGCAGTTTAATCTGGGATTGGCAAAATGGACACGAGGTGTTTGACGAAAACGGTAAAACAGTTAAATTTGTACCAAAACCTTATAAAGTGCCAAAAAATGAAAAAGATTTTACTGATCTATGCAGTCAATTTAAAGGTACAGTTTTTGAAAAAATTTATCGTGCGGTATCTGATAAATTTACAATAGGTCGAATGAGACTGATGTTAATGAGGCCTAAAACCTGTTTAACTTGGCATAACGATGCTGATACAAGATTGCACTATCCTATAGAAACTAATATAGGGTGCAAAATGGTTATAAAAAACGAAGTTGTACACATGCCTGCTAATACTTGGTGGCTTACTAATACAGCTCAGTATCATACTGCTTTTAATGCAAGCACAGAATCAAGAATACATTTAGTAACATCAATTATATGAACATGCTCGAAGAAAAAGAATATATAGACTTTCATCCTACAGTACTACAAAAAACTAGCATGGTTTTTGATGTAGACAGTTTTTATGAATGTATGAAAAAGTATAAGTATGCTTTTAGAAAGTGGGGAGAAGAAAAGGCTCACTTGCCAAGATATGGCTTACCTTTGGTAAATCAAAACGGCAGTATGCTTAACAATCCAGAGCCAATATGTTATCCATTAGATGAATGGATTCGTGATCGCCCAGAAAAATTTTTCCTAGACGCCGATGCTACAGTCTCAACAGAAGTATTAGACGAAAGTGCATTTGCTGTACTTAAACCTATTAAGAAGCACATGGTAAGGAGTGCAATATTACGCTGGGATGCAGAATCATTTTTCTGGCCACATACAGACACATGGATGCCTTCTCCTATACTACGTCTATGGGGAACAACTGAACCTGATAAAGTTAAGATACAATTTGATAAGCAACGTAGACGATCTAATCCTCGAGATGTTAAAAGCATGAATCCGCAAGTAGAAGACTTTGAAGATTTTGAAATTGAAGCAGGTAGGTTATATGTTATAGACACAAATATAATTCACGGAGCAAGATCTTGTGTTGACAAAGAAACCTATCAGTTTTTCATAGCAATGCATTCGGATGGTATAAACGATTTAAAAAATGTATTAATATAAAGAGGTCATATGTTTACTGATGATTTATTATTGTCATTCGAATTGCCCATTCATCCCGTAGATATGCTATAACTGTAGGTTAGTTTATTTAAATTGCGGACCGCAAATCCAAGCTACCACGCTTTTTCGTGTGCCGGCAGTAACTGGTGTTACGCAATGCGGTACAAAACTAGGAAAAATTATAGCTTGACCTTTTTTTAACGTAACATCTATTTCTTGATTACGATTTAAGTTATTAATTTTGAATACGCCACCAGTAAACTCATCATTTACTAAAATACTAATACTTATTTTTCTTTCACCAAAAAAGCTATTGTAATCTCCGATATCATTATGCCAATTATAGTGAGAATTCTCTGTAGTATATACAGTATATTGAAAAAAGTCATATCCGTGCAAGTCATAGTTCCAAAAATTATGATTTGCATGTAAAACACTATTATTAATTTTTTCAAATATCCATTTATTTTTTGAATTATTAAATTTATGAAAATTTATTAAACTTTTACGCTCGTCGGATGGTTTTTTATTACTATTAATAGTAGCTGTTTGTAATTGATCGTCAGATAATGCTAGATATTTTTCTAAAAACAAGCACTCTCTATCAGTTAAGACATCTAGTACTGTATAAAATGGCGGAGTAAAGTTAAAGTTTTTTAAGTGCATAGCAATTTAATCCATATGATGTTGATAAAAATTTACTAGTTTGTACAAAGCCATTTGATGCATATGCTTTTATTGCTTCGTGTCTAGGAAAGCTCCATAAAAAATTACAATTTTCATTTAAAGCTTGGTTTTCGATAGTAATAAACAAATTTTTACTTAATCCCTTTTTTCTATAAAATTCATTGATCCATAATCCTCGCATTCTATAGTATTCTTGGGAAGATTTATGACCAGATACTACACCTATAATCTCTGTATTATTATACATCCCAAAAAAACTAGGTTCAAATTTTTCGTAAATAGTTATATCATTTCCACCTAGATACTGCATGCTACTTGCTGGTAAAATGTTATTTGTAGTAGGCCATAGATTTTTTAAGAAAGGTAATGCAGTATTAAATGTAATTTTTTTTATAATCACAAGATATTTATACTATAAATAAAACATGTTAAAAGTTTTATCGAAATCAGATATTGAGATATGTATTATTCAGGAAAAAAAGTACGATCTTACAAAAATTGCAAATAGAAAAAATTTAGTATTATTTAGCGGTGGAATTGATTCACAGGCGTTAACATTATTTTTAAAAAATAATAATATACACGTAGAAACTTTATTTGCCAAATACTGCATAGACGGTAGTAAGAAAAATTTTTTTAATAAATATGATAATTTAACAGCAGAACAACTACAAATAGATCATAAATTATATTTAGATTTAGATAAATTATACATGGAAAAAAATATTACAGAAGAATATTTTAACCTATATAGATGCACAAGTCCTCAATTTGCAGTACATTTACATATTATTGATTATGCTGTAAAACATTTTCCTGACTATAATATTCTACTGCCATCTGCACCTATATTATGGCAGGATACATACGGTTATAAATTATATAATTGGATTTCGTACGATGAACTTGTTCTATATAGATATAAAGAAAGTAACAATATGGTTAATTTGTTTCCTTTCTTTTTTTTAGAATTTGAAGTTGAAAAGCAAATAATCAAATCAAACGTACACAACATGAAGAATGCAAATATGTATACAAAGAAATTTTTGCTTTATAATGATCTCGGACTACCCGTTATACAACAAGATAACTCTTGGACAGGATTTAAGGAATATAAAATTCATTTTAAAGAAAAATACGGAAAACCATACGATACGATACTACGAAATAATCATAAATCATCAAAAAAGAAAATGGCAGTGAAGCATTGGGCATATGGAAACTCGAACGTTTATGGATAAAAAACTAGCAATTATAATTGATAATATAAGTGTTTTACGTGACACTAAAAATTTAAATAAAATACACAGAGTAGGCCAAATATCAGTAAGGAATTCTTATACAAATTATTTAAATTCTCACACTATTAAAGTTGCTGAATCTTTTACTACACTAAATTATCCAATTATTATCTATAACATCAATATTAACAATGAAAGTTTATTTAATTTATTAAGCCAATTTATAAATCATGAAATAAAATATCCTATTTACATGCCTTTTGGATTATCTTATTTAGATAAAAAGCTAGCAAAACTATTAAATAAATTTGATCAAGAACAGCTACATGTAAGCTTTCCTAATAAAAAACAGTTAAACTATCTTGCACTTGCAATGCATTCTAATGTAACGATAGTAGCAAAAAAATCAGATAAAAAAATTATTAAAATGTTAAACACTATGAATCAAAATATAGTATATTTTAGGAGTAAATCATCTAACAGTCTACTATTAGCCAAGTATCATTTGTATAAGCATAAATATAATAAACAAGGATTACACAATATGTCAGGACTAATTCATAATAATAATGATATTTTAAATATCCAACCAAACGAACTATTTGCATTTCAATTATTCGATGGCAATGTTCATGAAATAGACATTAGTCCTCTACCGACAGGTGTTTTTTACGAAGATGGATTTATTTACGGAAAAACTGAAGAAAAATTTGATATAAAATTTTCTTTTGAAGGACAGGAATACACATTGTATTTTGATGTATTAGAAACCAACGAAGCAGAACTTTTTTTACAAGTAGGGCCAGCTTGGCCAGGCTGGCCACCTGCATTGCCGCCGATTAAGCCACCTAAGAATGTAGGGTACTGTTAAGCCGCAGTTCCGTCGTCGATGTTTATCCACGCACCATTTTGATAACCTTGAAATCTATTGACTTGTGAGTTGTATATTACCATTCCATTTGCCGCAGTAAGAGCATTTCGTTCTGTAGTGTTATATGAGCCAAACTGCACAAATCCTCCAGCAGTTATAGTTTGGTTAATGCTGTCTACAATTGCAGTACTATCGTCGGCAAAAACACTACCCTTTAAGTCACCAGTAACTGTGCTAGCGTTTATAGCTCCTGTTGTATAATTTAAAATCACAGCAGAATCATCACCTATAATGTTTGCACGAACACCTTGGTCAGCGGTAACTTCACCGGTTAAATATACCGAGCCGCCAACGTTTAATTTTTCTCTAAAATCTGCATCACCAAAAACAAAAAATCCATCTATCAATCTGAATTGCTTAGAAATTGGAGGTTGTTCAGTTGCACTAGCTGTATGTGCTAGTACCATGCGGTGACTCAATCCTTCGATTACTCCGTGTGTGAAGAACTCAACCCCGTCAAATTTTTGGAATGTTATTGAACCTATTGATCTCGGAGTACCGTTTACAAATTCATGTGTTGATCCCGATGCAACATATTCACCTTCTATATCTTCGGTTGTAGTTCTAGCAAATATCTGCTGACTACGTATTTCTTGACCTTGCAAATAAAATTTATTAGTAACCGACGGAAATCCTACAATTGAAATACCATTAGCATCTCGAGGAAATATATTAGTTGTACCTATACTAGGAACAGTTATTAAGTTATTGATAGCATCAAAAACTAACGTACTATCGTCTGCAAATATACTGCCTTTGACGTCGCCTACAAATGTACCGCCGCTTGCAGCAGGATTACCAGCTTCCCAACGGCTGTCTACTGCATTCCATATAAGAGCATCGCCGCCGGTTGGTGTAACGGGCACATAAACATTACTTAAATCTTGAATTACATTGTTTACAAGAACAATTTTGCCATCAGTACCATCTACAAGCATTGTAGAGTCATCGGCAAATACAGATCCAGTTAGATCACCTTGAATGCTTGCTGCTTGTAAACTACCAATTACTGAGCTTGTAAAGTTACCACTACTGCCTGCTACTGTGTTACCATTAATATTGCCAGTAATATTAATAGCGCCGGTGCCAATAATAGTTTGTGAGTTTAG